CCAGAAATGTCCATGTTTGCTGGCATATCTGTAAAACTAATATCGTTTAGAGTTACTGCGCCTTGTGCAATGTCTGCGCTTGTGATCGCTCGGCTAGGTTGTGGTACTCCAATATACGCCATTATGTAATCTCCAAAAGAGACATTACAACATCAACTGAAGCAGATGCAGAAGATTTGACTTTAATCATGTCACCTGTTGCCAAAACTAACTTTTGATCGCCACCAATTACCACAACCGTACTTCCAGAGGGTAGCGGAATTGATGATCCTAGTGATACATCAGCAGTTGTGTTTGCCATTGTAAGTGATAGTGCTATATCGACATCTACCGCACTACCTGTTACATTGGATATTGAAAATCCTATTATTGTAGCTTGTGTTGCAGGAGATGTTGATGCAACTGCATAAGAACCTACTTGAACGTAAGCTGTTCCTACTCCTTTAGACGTTTTTCTTATAAATGTATTTGCCATAATTTATCCTAATGCGATTGCCATAGCTGTTGCTGAGTTATCTGCGATTACTGTTGATTCTGCTGTTGTAAGTCCTATACTTACAAATGCTGAACCTTCGTATACCTTGAGTCTATTTGCGGTAGTGTCATAAGCTAGGTCACCGTCTGCTAAACTGGCTTCACTACCGTCAGTTGTAGGTGCTGAAGGTGAGAAGTCATCAATCTGGTAGAGTGCCGCAAAGTTATTAATGTTACTTAAATTGTTTGCAACTGTTGTAACATTTGCACTAACGCCAGCAACCGAAGTTACATTGGATGATATACCTGCGACTGTAGTCACATTACCTGAGATACCTGCAACTGTTGTTACGTTAGCTCCATTAGTCCCAATACCTGCAACTGTGGTTACGTTAGCATCTATATTAGCAACCTTTGTAACATTAGCATCTATATTAGCAACTTTTGTAACATTAGCGTCTATATTAGCTACCTTAGTTACGTTTGCATTGTTACCAGCTACTGTAGTTACATTACCTGAGATACCTGCTACTGTTGTAGTATTAGCGGAAATACCCGCGACTGTAGTTACATTACCACTTATCCCAGCTACCGTAGTCACATTGCCACTTATGCCAGCAACAGTATTCACATTAGCTATTGCAGTTCCTACTGTGTTCACATTTGCAATACTATTAGAAACAGTATCTATTTCTGAAGTTGTCTCTTGTAAGTCTAAAGCTGCTGTTTCTATCTCTGATATAGCTTCACTAAGATCATCAGCAACTACAATAACTTTTGCTATATCTGTAGCCACCGTGTTTACACTTGCTATGTTTGTAGCTACTGTGGTTACGTTTGCACTTACCCCTGCTACCGTTGTCACGTTCGCACTTATACCTGCAACTGTAGTAACATTCCCTGATATTCCTGCGACAGTAGCAGAGTTAGTCTTGTCCGTAGCAGTTAGCCATGTGTCCTCAAGATATGTTTTATTTACAGCATCATTAGCACTTGCTGGATTTGCTACATTCTTAATAACCTTACTTTGGCTATTAAATTTATCGTCTGCGTCCAGTACCATTCCAGCTAAAGCAATATCCACAGCTTCTTGAGCAACATGTAAAATTTGAATATTACTGTTGTCTAAATCTACTTCTCTTATTACTGAACCCGGCGCATAATCAACATTTTTACTGGATCTATTTGATATACGTCTTATAACTAGTATATTACCAGATGCTAATGCTGTTATAGTACTATCTGTTATACTTTGTAGCCTTGCGTTTGTTTCAATAGTTATTGAAGTAGGGTTAGTATCATTATTTACATAAAATTCATCTCCTGAATTTGCTGTAGTTTTTAGTCCTTCACCTTTTAATTTTACACCATCTACAAGTACTTCTATAGTTTCAGGAAGTTTAGGAATAAAAACAGCATCACCTAAAGAAAAGGTACGAGCAGATACAGTATCTCCTGCTGTTGTGCTATTTAGTGTATATTTTTCTTCACTAAACGGCCCTCGTTGTGATAATGCTACTGCCATAGTTATATTTATTATTATTGATTAAGTAATTGATCTGCTGTCGTTTGAATCTTAGAATTAACTCTGCCTGATTCTATTTCTGCTTGTTGTTGTTCTTTAACTTTAGGATTCTCTTCTATCATTAATTCTAACATTTTTTGTTGTAATTCAATAAAACGTGGCTCGCCTTGTAAACCTCCAAAAGAGATCATCCTATTAGCATTTAGTAGTTTATTAACTACCATTTTCATTGCTAGAAAAGTTTCTCCCGGTATTTGAGCTACTCCATCATCTCCTATAGTAAAGTTATAACTTAATTCTTTAATAGGTAAATATTTAGATACTGACTTATATGTTACAGGTTTGCCTTTTGTAACTACAGGCACTCTAAGTTTAGTAGTGGGAAGATCTTTAATTGATTTTCCATTTAAGATGTGATTTATAGTATTAAATTCAGGTGTGTTAAATGTCTGTCTATTTTGCATTCCAAACCCTAATGCCCAGTGACATTGTTGTGTAGCATCTAAAGGAACAGTTTTATTTGTTTTAGCTACTGGTGCTTCTGTCCACCGTTTAGGATGCTTAAAATCAATGTTTAACTTTCGTATTAGATTGCTAGTATTCGTTCTTTGAATTTTTTTGAAGGATAAAGGGGATAGAAATTGTTCGTACACTCGTTTAAAAACTGAGGCTTCAGCTTCAGTAAACCCTTTAGCATGACCTTCTAGATCTACCATCTGACATGCGCCTCTTCTAATAGGACTTTCACCACCATTTACAAAGTAGTCTCTAATATCTAATGCGGTATCAAGAACATAACTTTTTCTTGTACTATCAATCCACGAATTTAAAGCTCGTTCAAGTACGTTTAATGACTCTATTTTATTAGAACTTAATGGTCTAGTTGAGCCATCAGCAAGTGTTTCATATAGTGGAATTTTTGAATTTTGGAAACCACTAATATAATCCTTTTCTGGTTTATCATCATCATCGTGTACTAACTTTCTTTTTTGTTTACCTAGAGGAACAACTTTTTTGTTTACTAATGCTCTGTTTAATCCACTAGTAAACCCATTCCAAGGTGTTCCCGGCCATTTAGCTATAAATTGAGATAATATTTTACCGGGATCTGCATAAGGATGTCCAGTAGCACCTGAGTGCATGAGAAGAGTTTTAACTCCTTGAAGACCTATTTTATCTGTAAAAATACTGCCTATTTGATAAAACATAAGTGCTGATAACTCTTCCCTTCTAAGATCTGCTTGCTCACTTGTTATAGTTTTTGCAGTTTCTAACGAGTCAATTTCATTTGTAAATTCGTCATACATTCCATATACTGCACCTAAAGCTATAGACGTAGCTAACGGATCACCTCGACCTATAGAAAGTACATTAAGATCACCATCTACTAAACTTTCAACCGTCATTGCTGGAGGAATTATATTTTCCTCAGAATCAATATCTCGTTGATCAACTAGATTGTTTGTAGCATTTTTCTTAGAACTTAAATTCATTTTTACTTTGTGATCACCTATAACCTGTCCGTCACCTGAATTATAGAACCAAGTCCCTGACCCAAACAAGATAGAACCAGTTGTCATTTTAGCTAAAGCGTCAGACCTATAAGCAGGATCAGTAAGAAATTGGTTAGTCAGGATAGGACTTTCACCTACTAATTCTAGTTTATTTCCTTTTGATCTAAAAAGATTAGCTCCAATACGTCCACTAGTCATTAGTCCTTGAGTTAAAGAACCCACTCCATCGGCGGCTACATTAATTGCCTCGGACATCACTCTAAGTGGTCCTCTCTGTACCGTCATTTGTTTTGTTATATTGTACGGAGTTCGTATAAATGGAAGGTAGGATAGTAAGAAACTTGTTACAGCATTAGGAAGGAACCCATCTTTTTTACCATTAATAATCTCTTTCCTCATCTTAGGATCAAGTTTTATATTCCTCATTCTTTCAAACAAGGCTACAGTCTGCTCTATTCCAAGTCCTTTTTTAGTTAATTGTTCTTGAAATACAGTTACACTAGCGGCAATATCAGCCGCATTATGTATATCTTCTGGCACATTCAACACAAGTTCTCTATAACGAGCGTTAATGGCTTCTCTAGTAGCATTCGGACCTGCTAATTCTTTAGATCTTTTTCTTGCTAACTCATGAACCGATCCTCTATACGTTAATCCTCTAAATAAAGTATCTTGCCCTAATAAGAGTCTTCCGGGTGTGCCTTGAAGAACTGAGTATCCATTTATAAGATTAGACATAGCACCATTATCAGCTAATTGCGCTGATTTAGGAAGATATTTATTAATCATATCTTGAGAAATTGCATCAGGAACTCCTATCCCTGTGTTTCCGAGTGTCTGATTAGTTACAGTATGTCCTTGCTGAGATAATTCATGGTTTAATAAACCTTTATTAGTTTTCCCGCTTATAAAGGCATCCTTTGCCTCACCAATCGCACTTCGTTTAAAAGCTGCTGATTCTGTATGATATACCCCTTCAAGTAAAGCTTGTAACTGTCCGTATACATAAGCATTGGCTTCGTCAAAAGTAGTAGCATTTTGTGTAGGAAGGCCGACAGTCTTGAATGCTTTAGTGTAAGCAGCGGCAAAATACTTTTCTTGTGTTTCTAGCATAGTCATTATACCAGTACCAGCAAAGTTTACTGCCCATGTAGCTGGTGTAGATAACATATTATTGATACCTACAAAGTTTACAGCACTGAAAATATCATTCCATTTACCTGCACCGACTGTATTCACAGCTTGAGATGGATTTGTAAAATCGGCTACTTGTTCTGCCATAACTTCTACAGCTTGCGCCCAAGATTTACCACCTTCAGAAGCAGAAACCTTTTCTATATTTACTCCCATGCTGGCAAACATAGAATTAATATCTACATTACCATCTTTTACTTCTTGTAAAACACGTAGAGCTAATCCTGTATCTGATCGAGCACCGTTTACCACCTTGTGAATCTGTCTTAATCGTAAATATTCTTCTAAGACTTCCATTAGTTCTTCCTTACTAACTTTATCTATACCAGCTTCTTTAGCTTGCTGGGAAATAAGTTCTATTTTTTGTGTTTGTTGAACACTACCTAACTGTTCTGATAATAGAATATTCTTTATACGTTTATCATTGACTTTTTTTGCAACTTTTATAAATTGCTCACCTTGAGATATTAAAAGAGTCTGAGCGGCTAGTAAGCGTACAGGAAGATTCTTAGCTTGTGTACCTACTGTATTAATAAAATTAATTGGATTTACTTTAAGACCTTTTAAATCAATCAACAATTTCTCGGTAGCCGCATTAATAGTAGGCATATCTGTTGCTTTAACTTTACTGGCTATTTTATCACTAAGAATTTCCAATGTTTTAATGACATCAGACTCAGCATTTATAACTTTCAAATTCAACAGACCTTTTATCTTTCCAAAATCTGTAGGATTTTTAATCAATTCCTCCCAATTAATTACATCTTCTTCAAGACCTCGTAATCCATCGTCTACCGTTGTAGTTTCAGCTTTACCCTTTGTACCCTTAACAACACCTTTAGCTTTCTTTCTAGCTAGTGTTTCGGCTCTTTTTTTCTGTCCTCTATGCTTATTAAGCAGTTTACGAATGTCAGTCTCTACTCTAATAGACATATCATCTGCTGATTCTACGGCTTGAGGATATATTTCTTCAAAGTTTTTTTGTATAACTTCAAATTCTTTTTTAAGGTATTTTAACGCTGGAGCTACTAGTTCATTAGATGCTATCTGATCTGTTGCAAATGCTCCTGTTTCCCATAATTTCTTTCCGAAGATCTTTAAAGCAGGTAATAATAAAGCTCCACCTTTATATGTAAATGCACCATCAAGAAACCCATTCCATTTTTCTTCAAAGAAACTTTCATCTTCTATTCCTGCCATTTCCGCTAGTATACCTTCTTCTATTCCGAACATGTCAGCTAAAAGTCTTGTAGTTCTATATTCTTTATCTAGAGTTAAAGTTTCTCCTACACCAACTTTAGCGGCTTCTGCTATTGGTTGTAAAGCATTGCCTTTTGTTACTACTTGTAGTCCGGCCTTTTTAGTAGAATCTAATATTACACGTGAACCAGTTAAACCTTGTTTACTTAGAAACTGTGTAATAAACGCAGGTGTTCTAGTTAATAATGTAGTAGGTAGTAAAGCTCCTACAGTTTTTGCCACAAGTCCACCAGTTAATAAACTGAGAGCAGTTTGTCCTGCAACTTGAGCAACTTGTCCACCTGTAGTGTTAGCTGGAGGAAATAAATCTTCGTCAGTGTCTGTATACGCTTTGTAGGCACTATTGAGAGGATTCATGACTCCATAATTCAAACCTTGTAGTTGATCAGCGGCTACATCTATTACATCTTTTACACCTCCAACTAATACACCATCTCCTTGTGAGATAGTTGCTGACTCTTGTTTAGCTAATCTTGAAAAATGTTCTTTAACATCCTGTGGAATGTTAGCATTCTCCTCAATTATTGTTTTCACATTCTCAGCATTCAATCCGGCGTACTCACCTTCTTTAGGATCAAAAACACCTGTTTTATACATGTAATTATCTACAATCTCTGGAACTTTGTAATCACCTGAAATCAAAGCACCTGCTTCATCATACTTATTACCTTCAGTAGGTGATATATATTTGATTGTAGTATTTTCTGGTTCTGGCATAAAGTACTCTATTTATGGGTTTCCAAGGATTAAAGCTGGATCTACAAATCCGTCAGTATCTGGTTCGGCATCGTAATCAATATCATTTACCGAGACATTAGGATCAATATTATCTTCCATACCGTCAGGTACAACGCCGACTTCTTCGAAAGCATCTACAGCTATTATAGGTGCAGATGTTGAGTTGTCTCCTGAGAATATCTCCGCAACCGTGTCAGCATTTGTATTAAGTTTTGGTGAAGTTTTCGAAGTATCATTTACGGATAGATTTATACTATAATAGTTTTTAACAAATTCTTTTGCTGAACCACCTATAGTAATATTACTAACTGCCTTCGCAAGTTCAAGTAGAACTCCTTTTTTAGTTTCAAATCGAGCTACTTCTTTTATAATTTGTTGTTCTTCTTTACTCCACTTAGATTCATCCATGTTTTCAGCATATTGTTCTACGTCGTCAGGTGTTGTAAATCCTTGCATGAGTTTTCTATGGAATCCAAATGCTAGTTCTCTTATAGCCTTATTGTGACGGCTGGCATTTTGCAAGAACATACCTTTTTGATTTAGTTGTTTTCCGTCCTCTAGAATCTTTTTATCTATAAATCCTTCAGATACTTCTATTAAATAATTCTCTAATTCTTTATGTTCATTTTCTAGGACTCCATACATAACTTTATGTTCCATGTTTATTGGAGTATTGATGCCTTGGTTTGATATTCCCAGTAATGAAAGTTGTATCTTCCTTGTTGAGTCTCCAAAAACTTTAAGAGAACCATAATTTTTATCTATCAAATTCTTTAAATTTGTTATCCCTGCACTAACTTTCTTTTCTAGTCTCTCATACATACTATTATTAATTTTACCAGTTTTATAGTCAGTAGCCAACTTATTTCGCATTTGTTGTAAGTTACTTATAGAGTCTGAATAAGTCAGAGAAGCCTCATTATCTAATAAGGTATTCAATTTTTGAATCACTTTTACTTCAACATCTCTAGACTTTATAGGGTCTATAGTTATTTTAACATTATTTTCTTGATTATCTTTTTGTGTTCTTTTAATTTCTATTTGCTGTAAATAATATCTTATATCTTCATTTGAAAAATTAAGAGTTTTTTCTTTAAGTATTTTCCTACCTAGTCGGTTAGGTAGTGGTTTCATTGCGCTGATAAATAATAAACTTTTCAACTCGGTTTCTAAGATTGTAAAATCATCATCCGTTACATTAGTAGCACTTAATTTGCTTAGAATAGACGTTATTCTTGGAAGAGCTATTTGTTTAAACTTAGTAAGGTTTTCTGTATATTCTGTTGTCTCTAATTGTAATTCTAAAGCTGTTTTTTCTAGGCTATCGGTTTCGGCTGCTTTAGCTTTTATTATAGCTATCCCTTTTAAACCATCATTAAGTTCTTTTCTTACAGTGTTTATTCGGGTAAAAAACGCTGTAGATCCCTCCCATGAACCATTAGAACCAATTGTGTTGCCAGCATCTTTACGGATAAGTTCTATATTAGCTAAGTGTCTTTCAATCTCTGTCTCACCATTCTCAAACGTCTTTCTATTAGAATCTTCATTAATACTAGTATGTGGGTTAGAACTTAAATAATTAACCGCTGTTTCTAAACTAAATTTATAATCGTCTATTTGTTTTTCTTGTTGTTCTGTTATTTCTTTTTGTACTTCATTTTCTGCCTCTTCTCGTCTTTTATCTAGAGCATCAAGAATCTGAGTTTGTGTGTTAGAATCTAGTTTACTCCAGAATTCATACTTGTCTCCTGCTTTTTGACCCAAGAGTATTTCTTCTTTTAGTTCTCCAATTTTTTCTTTACTTGCTCCCTCTGCTCTAACAAATATGTCTCCAATATTATCTAGTGTTACTTGTTTCCCTCTTTCGTTCTTATCGTCTGTTTTCTTACTCACATTAACATTAAATTCAGCATTTAATTCAGTTTCTATAACTCCTATTCTAGTTCGTAAAGCTTTAGCGGCGGCTTCATCTTTTAGACCTAGACTCATACCAGCATCTTTACCTGCCTCGCGATCTTTTTCATTTAGTAACCCTCTTAAATTATCAAGATAAGAAGTTTCTAATAGTTTATAGCCTGATTCTAATACTTTCTTTTCTAAGGCTTGGTGGAGTGATGTGAATATTATTTTATTAATTTGTATCCTTGGCACTCCCTGATAATCTAACTCATTTGTTATGTTTCGGATAGATTTTATAGCTGTATGAGTAGTTCCGGTTGCGTCATTAGTATACTCACCATTGCTATCACTATTTAATATTTCTGTAATTTTATAAGAGGTATCACTTAATGCTTTTTGATATTGCTCATCTTTCACAAGTGTTGAATGTCTATCAGCTAGTAATTTAGATATACTGTCATAATTAATCCGTTTACCGGGCGCAGACAAGATGGTACGATAACGATTTGGCACGTTTGTTAGATTGCCTTTATCATCTCTAGGATTAATTAAACTGTCCATTGCGGCACTTGATACGCTTGTAAGATGTTCAGCACCAAACTCTACTAAAGTAGGTGTAGTTTCAATACCAGCTTCATTTTGTTCTTTAACAAGGTTAAGCCAATCTTTTTCTATATCTAGAGACATCTGTTCAGCATTCTCTACTATATCTGCATTATACTTTGCTAAACCAAGTTCCGCTCTTTTTAATAAATGTCCTTCATTTATTGCGGCTACATATTGAGGCCACTTTGGATTATTATTTTTTTCTACTTCTAGTTTCTGTAGTTGAATTATAATTTCATTTTCACTTATCTTTGGATTATCTGATGCTAATCCACGTCCTAGCATTTCTGCCTTCTTTAAATTTTCTTTAAGTACTTTTTGAGATGCTACAAATTCTACTTGTTCTATTTGTTTTTCTTGTCGTTCATCTTGTAAGTAACTTAAACCAGCATTAGAAGCTTTTGTTCCAAACTTTAGAAACTCATTTGCTATTCGTTGTTGATTTTGTGGATCACCCATCGTTTCCTAAGTCTGTTCGATTGTCGGTTGGAGAATTAGTTTCATATTGTTTATATTTAAAGTATGTATTTATAGAATCTAGACCGCCATTCACCATTCCCATATACATAGCAGTTCGATCATTGCTACCTATAGGAGAAAACCCTGCAATTTGTGACTCCATATTAATATAATCACCACGTAGTCCTGAAATGATTGCACTTTTCTTGTACATACTTTCAACTCTAGCACCTTTAAATTTGCTTTTACCTGCTTCAACTTTTCGGAGGTGATCACCAGTAATTCTATCCATAAAGAATTTTGAACTTTGACCTTCTGCAAACCCTTGAGCTTTAATTGTTCCTTCATTACGTTTTCTAGCAAGGGCTGCTTCAAACATAAAAGCTGTTTCTTCATCATCTATATCTCCTGCTACTTTATTTTCTAATAATGATATAGCTCCACTAGCTTGTCCTACTTTTTCTTGGTAGGATTTAATAGCTAAACTTTTTAAATTTGCTTGTTTTATAGCATCTAATCTGTTTTGTTCTTCTTGAGCTTTTTGATTTTTTATCTGGCCAATAATAGTAGTTCCTAATTGGATTGATGCTATTATTGCGCCTATAGTTCCTATACTTATCGGTTCTGCTAAAGTTAATGGACCATTATAATCAAAAGATTTCTCAGATTCTTTAACTAACTCTCCTCTAGCATCATCCCAATGGTATACAACTTCTGTATAAATTTTCATATTTATATTCTTTGTGCTCTCAAGTGTAAGAATCCTTCCCATTCAACACTTTGAAAAGCTGATGGAAGATATTCGTCATTAGTAATTGATATTTTACAATTCTGTGGACTAGAAAGAATAGAACTTCTAAATGATCCTGAAAGTAATTTGTACTCATTAATTTGTGAACTGTTAGTTATAAATCCACTAAAAGTTTTTTCATGAGCTGTACGAGGTGTTATATCTTTAGTACCACCAACATTATCAGGATCAGGTACTTTAACAGTATATGGAGCTACTTCTACTTTAATTTTGAAATACCCTGTTTTACTATAAAGGACACTTATATTCCTCAACTGTAATTTAGCATTCCGAGAAGCTACATCCTCCTCTTTATATAAGAACTGTGTAAACTCATATTTAAATGTGAAAGGAATACCAGCAAATACAACAGAAGGTACTCCTGTAGTGTTTTGAGCCACTTTAAGATAAGCGTCCACATCTGCTTCAGCTATTTTTCTAGCTTGGTCGGTAACATATACAACAGGTAAATCTCCTCTTGTAGCGTAGTAAGGAAGGTTAGAAGCAGAGAGAGCAAAGTTTGAAGCATATGTTAATTTAACTCTTCTATCTAGAAGAACAGGTGTTTTATCTTCGGTAAGGGCTACAGCAGTATCTGTAGACAAATTAATATTTTCTAAATATAAACCATCATTTCTTTTGATCAAAATTTGTAATGTTGACCCAATAAACTGACAATTTATAATCTCATTACCATCACCAAACGTCCAAACAGACCAAGAAGATTGTATTTTATCTTGGGCTTGCCAGTAGTACTTGTAAATATATAAATTAGTTTTGGCCGTACTACTTTGACAAACTAATAACGATTCATTACTGGAAGAAATCATTCTAGTTATTTTTCCGGGTATATACTGTGGAATATGAGCGGTAATTTCTATTGCATCATTTACTTCTTTAGAATTATCTACAAAATATTCTCTTACACCTGAGAATTCTCCTCGTTGGAAAGCAAAGAAAACGTATCTACCAACTGAGACAGGTTTTACGTTAGCATCTGATTCAAACTGGGTGGTTACATCAACAGAGACAGTAGCAGGGGAGAGTACACCTTCAGAGTTTAATGAGAACTGCTGGAGTTCTGAGAAGAATAGGAGTGACTCACTAAATGGTACTGCATGTTTAAGGAGGGATACTTTATCGTTGGAGACTGTGACATCTATAGGGTTACTATCTAATCCAGTGATCACAGTTATAGGGAAGAAGTTATAGTAGCTACCAGATTCACTCATTACTACATTTTCATCGGCTAGAAATCCTATTCTATTTTTATGGAAAAATATATCTTGAATTGTTCCACCTACAAAAGAAGGAAATGGACTAAGTATATCATCACCAGCAAGTCTACTATTCCAACCTATTCTAGTAAAGTCAGTATTAGTTACACTATTTACTGTTCTACCGTCATCTTCTGTTTTTACTACTGCTTCAAACACAAAAGTTATTCCTAGAGGATTTACTGTAGTCACATTAGTATCATCAAATAATCGTACTAATCTATGTGGAAGATTATTATAATTCATATGTGTACTAGACAATGGACCCGGACACTCTTTCCATACACCTTTATCTTGATCATCGGCTTCAAACTTCACATAAAAATCATCTTGTTGCAAAGTATCATCACCTGATATTTTAGCTATGAAACCATTAGGAACAGTTTCACCGGGTAGGAAAGAAAAACTTCTTACCGACCCACCACCTATTGCGCCTTTAACTGGGAATAAGTCTGTGTCAGCATGTGAATCAGTAGTAGAAATTGAAAAATCTGCTGTATGTTTAAAATGGAGTACACTACCTTTTAATGTACATGTCATTCCACTAGGCATACTACCTGTAAAACCTGCAAACCATTGACCAAATTCAGCATCACCAGATACGAGAGTGGTTCCATCTATGTTCACATTAACTACTGGTTTTCTACCACCAAATCCTGTCTTCTGTATGTCAGCACCTGAACTACCAGCTACATCAAATAATCCCCACCCAGCACCAGCTAAATTAGTTCCACCATTAACAAGTGCATCAGCTATAGCATCTGTACCAATATACTCTTGGTTAGTTACAGGTATGGTGGCCGGAGTCTGATAACCTACTTTATAATACGTACTTCCTACTTTTATACTTACTACGTATTTACTATTAAATCCACCCTTTTTAACATACACTAAACCTTCAAAAGAGGTAGTTCCAAGTCCTACTGAACCTCTTGGTGAGAGATAGGTACTGCTATCTTGACCGGATGTTTGTGCATCTGTGGTCGCTTTGGTTACTACTCTTTTGTTTGATACGTAAAAGGTAGTGTCAGTAATAGTAGTAGCTTTTACATCCGTAGAAAAATCTGTGACCTCTGAAAAATAAGATAGTCCGGCACTATCCATTGTAGAAAATACTGGAGTAGAGGCATAATTATTTTTTTGGACGGGCATTTCATTCCCATCTTTATCGAATACTCTTAGGAATTTAGTAGTTGACGCACTACCAGTTTTACCAAGTATGACTGTATATGATTCGTTTTCGTCTCTTCGTATTGAGTGAATATGATAAGTTCCTACAGTAGCATCTAAAATTTTCTTTATTACAGTACTTCCGGGTCGTTTTTCTAAGCCATTAGCTACAGTTGCCAACCCATTTTCTTGGATCTCACCTTGTGTAGGTAATCTTATCTCAGGAGGTTGCTGAGAAACGCCGTTAATAAGATTTGGTATGGAAGAAGATACTAATGCCATGTAGTTTATTAAATTAGTGTAGAGGAAGCTGTGGATATGTTTCTGTCTAAATGCCTGTACGTATCATAATGATCAAATATGTTATAGTCTCCTACAGATGCTTCTTCTTCTTGTAAAGCTATAAGTGCTAAACCTTCTTCATCTGCCTGTAATTGAGATAACGTCTGAGATCCTATCACATTTTCTTGATACTTTCTACCTGCTCTTAATGTAATGTATCTACGAGCTACTTCAGGAAGTCCTTCAAAAGGTAAAAGAATTACCATATCTACAATAAGATCTTTTGTAAATATATATGAGTTAGTCACTCTATCGTAAAGTCTTCTATTACGTTCTACTACGTCTGTATCATAATCTCTAAGAAGTGTAGTTGTGTCTACTTTTAAACAATCGGTGGGTAGGTTTATAAAACCCTCTAAATTTTTTACCAAGGATATTCGGAGATCAGTATTAAATGTCCATCCTTTACTTTGTACCTCTCGGTTAATATTATCTAAAACTACTTCGGCAATTTCTGCTTCTTGTAATCCAGAACCTAGGGTATTAACTGGTGCTTCGCCAATACCAATAAGTATTGTATTGACAGCATCTAGTTTAGTCGTGGTTGATAATGTTGCCATATAATTATATTAAAAGGTAATAAGAAAAGGGAGGAAAAAAGGGTAGAGCAGGAGGAACTGGAATGAGGAAGGGTCACTCCGTTTGGAAGAGAACCTCCTGTTACCCTATTTTATTAAGAGGCGGGTGCTGTAAGTGCTACTGCCATTGCTGGACGTAGTACGTTATGACCCATCGCATATCTAGAAACAATCAAAGTACCTTGACGTTCAATCTGATACTCAGACTCAACGGAAAGATCCATTAGTTTCACGGTAGCGACCGCATCTTTGTGCATAACTATAGCACGAACTGTTAAAGATTCGTCCTCAAAGTTTACAGTAGAAGTGCCATCAAGACCACCAACTGCACCAGTATTACTGCCGTCAACTACTACACCAGCATAAGAAGCTGGTAAATTATAATGAGCGGCTCGTCCTGAGCCTACAGTATTTGCAAGAGGAGCAGAACCACTGGAAACTGCCGGATTAGCGGTGTTCCATAGTTGACCTGTCCAAGCCGATGCACCAAGATTACCTAAGTGAGGCGTTCTTACTACTGGTATACCAGCAATAGATGGAAGATCAATATCCTTTACAGAACCTGACCCACCTACATCTTTATTAAACATAACTAAGTTAGAAATAGCTTCACTATTTGTAACCGTTTTGAACAAAGAGTAGAATTGATCGGTAGCCATCACACACACCAGATCTTCTAGAGGTGCTCCTGCGACTTCTAGTACTCGTTTTGCCTCAATTAAACCTTCCATAAAATGTCCAGCTTTCTTTGAGTTAGCAAAACTAGCGGCGTATGCTACATTAGAAGAAAAATCCTCATCGTCAAATGTAGTATAGTCTTGAACTAATTTACTTGCCCTTTGGACATTTGTAGTGAGTGCCGCTTTGACAGCCATACGCAGGATATTTTGATCAGCCGCTTTTGCTAAAGCATAACCTGATTCTGATGTATAGACCGAGCGGATGTCAAAATGTTGCATCGCTTCATCAATATTAGGGATGAATTGAGCGGCAATTAAGAGATCGTCAACTGAGACAACTCTCTCAGCATTCTTAGCTACCACATCCGGCATGATCTCATTACCCGGTGTATGGTATTCTGCGCCACGGTGTTTTCCTGTCATTATAAACTGAGCGGATTTACCTTTTTTGATAGACCGTACTCGGCTATAATTCATCATGATGTTTTTCGTCTGAAAAGCTGTCATGACTTCGCCAGCGTAAAGTTTTAGATATAAATTCCTTACGTCACCAGCGGCATTGCTTTGTCCACTGCGTTGAGCGGCAGCATTTAAAGCGTTAGAGGCTCCTTGAAGTGCCATATTGTTTCCTTATTTGATTAAATTATACTAATGTTATCACTAGCATTTTGATTATAAAAATCTCCGTTTATAACCACAACTGTTCAATCAAAGTTATCCACCTCAATGGGCTAAAATTTACTCTGTGTAGTCTTGTAGGAGTATTACATAATGGATGATTGTGACAATTTCTGAGTCACTTCATCCCTGTAAGCAGGGTCATTCTGATACCTAGGATCATTCATAGCCTTCGTCAGTTGAGTTACTGATTTGTAAGAACTAATACTTTTTCCACCTGTATCGCCCTGTAATAGAGTTGGAGTTTCACCAACTTCTAAGCTCTTTCTTGAGTTTAAAGATTTTATTGCAAAGAGTACGTCGTCTGAATTGGTATTCTCTATTGCTCTATTAAATGAATCTATTTCATTTTCTGGTAACGAATCAACTGCCCATGTTAAAAGAGCGTCATATTCTTCTTTACCACCGACAGAAGCATAGGCTTTTTCTGTTAATTGATTAGCTATAGCTGATTGTCCTTCTATCCATGTATCTACAACCTCACTATTCATTCCACCTTTGGCTAACTCATCATATGATTCTTTACTTAGTTCACCTTGTTGAGCGTATTCTGTTGCATATTTTCTGAAGTTTAATCCTTGAGATTTTAAAGCCTCCGCAACTTGATCTTCATCAGCACGTTCTGGAAGAGGTTCACTTTCTTCTACTTGTTCAACCTGTTCTTCTTGAACGGGTGGATTACCAGATGACATTTTTAGTTCTAATTGTGCATACGCTTCGGCTAAATCTTCTGGATTTTGAAATTTGTCAGGTAGCCATTGAGGTTTACCATCTTCTCTCGGAATACTTTGTACACGTTCCGCTTTGTCAATCATTTCTTTGATGTGCTCTTGGTTTTCAGGAGCCTCATCCTCGTGTGTTTCAATTACATTAGTCTCTGACATACTTTCCTTCCTTTTTTATTGTTGTGGTTTTTGTAACTCTGATTTAGCTATTTCTGGAGCCACTTTACTCATTGTATCTGACATCATCTGCTGTTCTTGCGCCTCTTCCATAGCTTTCTTCTGCGCTTCAGCGGCTTGCTGTTTCTCTTCATCAGTTTTAATTAAACCTTCGGTATCAATACCTAGCGAGGCGGCTAAACGACTGATGTACTCGCTAACATTTAGTTCTTGTTGTACTACACCCGGTCCAAGTGGTGCAAGATGTTGTAGGAATCCTGCCAATTCATTTAAATCTTGACCTCTTCCCAACGCTTCAACGCCTGTGATTACCATAGGTTTTAAGGCTTCATCAGGAAACTGAGGGAGTTTCTTTTCTTTCTTTAACTTAGTCATTATAAGCTGAACTAAGGGCAGTTGAAATTCTTGAGATAGAATTGAGTAAACTCCACCTAATGCTATTTCTAATTCCTGCATGCCCATTCGTATTTCTTCTGCTGTTACTCGTTCAGCATCTCTCCGTACTGAAGAGTTCATGAGAAAGACTCTACCTAGTCTATCTGATAATGTTCTTATTGTATCTTGAGCAACTCTAAAATCAGCCGACTTTTGTAATTGTAATGTAGATACATCTGCTTGATCACCATTTACGATAGCTCCATTGGGAGAATCTGCCAGTGTCTTAATCCTTGTAGTTCCATTTGGACGTACTAAGAATAGTATCTTAGCGGCGGCGGCACTCCCTTCTACAATAGCTTTAGTTAAAGTTTCTAATGATTTTAAATCACCAATGTATTCTTCTACAAATCCTCTACCATAATCCTCACCATCTATATGCGTGAATCTTAAAGCAATAAAAGGATTCCTATTCTTAGGAAATGATCCTTCACTTCCCGGCACTACATTACCTTCAACCTCTTGATGAATTTTCCAATTTCTGCCTGTCCATTTAACGCATGTGAATAGATCAACATTTGTTTTAGGTATCTCATCTTCAGCCGTTTCAGTTACTAAATATTTAGCTTTTTCTGGTAAAGATAATGGAGACATAGTTTCTTTAATAATGATCTTCAACACATTACCCATTGAATCTCTTTTCACGACATATCTATCCAGTTTAAAAACTCTCATCTGACCTTTTTCAGGTAGATACAGAAGAACATTACCAGCCACAAGAAGATGTTTTAATGCTTCAGAGATAGGCACTCGCAAAGCCCTAACTTCTATCTCTTGAGCTACCATACGTTCTATTCTGGCCAAAGCTTCTTCAGCTTCTCCTCTTTGTTCAGCTAGAAGGTTCTCTAACTCTGTGTCGTCTACTACTAATCTAAAGAAAGGCGCATTCGGAGGTAGTAAAGATAGCAGTAACTTACTAGATAAATTATTTACTCCTTCGGCTCCTATAGATTGAAAAGGAGTTGCTAAAACAGTAGAATTAGAGTGACCACTATCTACTAAAAGTGAGGGGATAGTTAACTCGGAAGCTGAACGTGCTCTGTCTAGAAAAGAGGATCTATCTGATTCTAAGTTAGCATACATTCCTTGTGCATAACCTAACTCAGGTTCTTCTTTATTATCTACGTTAATATATTCCATTAGTTACTTTAAACTTTAATAGTGGAAGTAGCTCCTGATCTACGCATTTTTGTAGTGCTCCTCGCATTAGTGGCTCCCTTTTTAATAGCTAAGAAAGGGTTATTCTTTTTACCTTTACCTTTATTACCTTTAGCATCTGTTTTAATTTTAAGAGGGTCTTCAACATCTTCAACAACATCTTCAACAACATCTTCCGCTGTTCCGGTTACAGTATCTACAAGACCTTGTACACCAGCGGCGGCATCATCTTTAAGTTTCTGTAAAGCGGCGGCTCCCGCATCTTTCTCTCTTTGTAACTCAGCATACGTATCCTCTTTAAGTTTCGTAGCGGCGGCGGCCAGAGCATCTTTCTCTCTTTGTAACTCAGCGGCGGCATCATCTTTAAATTTCTGTGTGGCGGCTGTTGTGGCATCTATACCAGTTGTGACACCTTCTGTAACACCTTCTACTGTAGTTTCTACAGCATTAGAAACACCTTCGGTAGTTGCTGTCACAGCTTCAGTCGCTTTATCGGTTACAGCTTTTAGTGTCCCTCCACCACCTCCTCCACTACCACATAGGGAAAGATTACCGCTATAATCAAAAGATAGCTCAGATGTTTTAACTAATTTATCTTCTACCCACTTATAATTTATTTCGGTATATATTTTCATGATGTTTCTATTGGAACAAAGTATTGGTAACGAGTGATTATTTTTAAGTCGTTAGACTCGGCTAAATTTTCAGCTATTTTAGTGAAATAGGGAAGATCTGTGAATGCGGTGATGCCTTTACAATTATGCTCTTCCCCAAAGTTTTTCATGACAGGATAACCATCTATCCATCGTTTAAGGATAGTAGAATTATCTACATCTTTAGTACGTGTCAAAGAAAAAAGCAATAAAGTTTTTGTATCAGTGAACTCACATATTTGTATATATGTTAGTAACAAATATTCATGATCATTATCAATCCATAAGTTCATGATTGTATTAAATGGATTCATTAATCTTCCATAAATATTTTTCAAAATATTATCAGTGTTTCCTGAAAAGAAAAATAAACAGCCATCGGTTGATAACATAGCTTCTAAAAGTTGTGGTTTGTATGTCTCCCAATCTTTTTTTATTTTTCTTTGACTTAATAATTTTAACATTTATATTCCTTCCCTTTTAATGTTAGTTGCTATACCTACCCGATTTAAAACTCTTGAAATGATCAGCACCTTGTCCACCACCAGTACCACTTCTTCCAATTTTTAAAGAAGATCTTCCACGGTTTTTACCACTTTTATTAGTAGTAAACTTGGCTGACTTACCTAACAAGCTACCTGAACCTTTCACTATCTTTGAAGCTGGATCGCTAGTAGCTGCAGCGGCAGAATCTCCTCGATGATAGTTTGGATGGTTGCCTAAAGGGTGTGCTAAAACTTCACCACCTTTTCTTATAATATCATTACCCCAACTATTAAACATTTCTAATTTATCTTGTACATATCCTAATTGTTTAGTTCTCGCATTAAGATAATCAATAGCGCCTGTTCCGGGCATGGGTATATTTGGGATAGGTAAGTTAGGCTGACC